TGGGACAACAATTGCGAGAATACCGAATACGTTGGCAGTGACGAACAAATCCCTTCTCCAGATGAGATGAAACGATTGGGATTCACTGGTACTGACCAGGGGTGGTATCGTTTAAAAACAAAACCGGAGGTCTTACATGCAGAAACAAATGCAATCGCCAAATTGGCTAAGAGTACTGAATCTGGGCTCGATGCTAATATGTTTATCACTCACGCTCCTTGTTTGGATTGTGCCAAACTTATATACCAGTCTGGCATTCGGAGTGTCTTTTATCGTGACGCTTATCGTAGCGAAGATGGAATACAATTCCTCAAATCATCAGGAATAACTGTAGAACAACTTGGAGAAGACAATGTGGCCATTTAAAAAGAAAGAAAAATATCAAGTATATTTTACATGCGACGAATGGGCTATTAGAAAGTATTCGCCAATCCAGCCTGCAAAAAACTTTTTGCCGACCGGGTTTAAAGATATGGATACTATTTTACATAAGAAACCACATCCGTTAGATACTCATAAAACTATAAAATCCTGTCCAGGAATAATAGATTTTTCAAGTGCTGGATTTGTAATCCCTGCATGGTGCGACATAGAAATTATGCCGTCGCCTGACGGGAAACAAGTAAGTGTTCGATATAGTCATCCAAAATTTCAACATGCTGGGCATCCACCCGAAGCATTACAAAATTTCATGTCAACTAAATTTAGTGTCAGGGCAACTGTAAAATTAGACAATCCCTGGGCCATGTGGTCGGCTCCGGGATATAGTTTATTATATTTGCCATTATATTATTATGACGACAATCGAAATTGGGAATCAATTGCTGGATGGATGGATAACGATCAGGGTAATCTTATTAATCCTATTAATATAATGTTAAAGGAACCTAAATACACTTTAATTAAGCAAGGTGAGCCTATTGTGCAAGTCATCCCTATTAAACGCGAGGAAATTACAGCATACACTGGTAATCGAGAAAAAACAGGTGCGGCACGATTTGCAGGAATTTCATATTTGCAAATGATGTCATTTGCAGGATGGATGAAATATGTAAAGGCTAAAAAATCTTATACCGTCGATGCTCATCACACTGAATTACCTACAGAAATAGAAAATTAAAAAGGGCCGCAATGGCCCTTTTTTTACGAGTCACCGTATAATGCTAATACCTCCTTAACTGCATTATGACGTTCAATATCTTTGTGGTCAAACTGCACAATATTAATATGTTTTAAATTGGCTTTTGACTCTAGTAGGTTGCAAAAATTAATCAAGCCATTATCGTTTAATCTATCAGCTTGTGCAAGGTCTCCTGTAACAACCATTTTAGAGTTTTCGCCCAGACGGGTTAATAACATCTTCATTTGGTTTACTGTTGCGTTTTGCATTTCATCTGCAATAATATAAGAATTTTTGAAAGTTCGACCGCGCATATAGGCTATCGGACTAATTTCAATCACTCCTTCATCTAACATTTTTGCAATGTCTTGCGTTTTGTAATACTCTCCTAAGACATCAAATATAGGTCTCGTCCAGGGTGCCATCTTTTCATTTAGCGTACCTGGTAAAAATCCTAAATCTTCGTCTACGGAGACGGCGGGTCTTGTAACGACTATTTTATCAACTAACCCTTCCTGGAACTGTTTAATGCCATGCATAACAGCTAACATAGTTTTTCCCGTACCGGCTGGGCCGATAGCAAGTACAATACTAGTTGCGTCATTGTCTAACATTTGCAAGTACGTTTTTTGATTTTGCGAACGAGCAGACATTGCTACACGTTGCTTCTTTTGTGGAAGGTATGGTTGAAAATCAATTACTTTAACGTCTGATGTAAAGCGTTTTTTCACTCTTTTTGTCATCTAAGTTAGCTCCTACTCTTTATAGAAAAAGCAGGACTTGTAGCGACCGCCTCGATAACTACAGAGGTCCTACACTATTATTTAACGAATACAACAAAAAGTAAACTGTTATGTTATGATTTCGAACCAGCTAAATAAGTATAGTGAATTCTAGGAAATAACATGTACGATATATTAGACGTTATACGCAACATAGACGATTTGTACGAAAACAATACTAGTTTAAGCGTCTTAAAGGACTTTGAACGTGTGTTAGACGAGATGGATCTCTATGTTTACGAAAACTGGGAAGATGGTGAATTAGCCTACGGGCCGCAAGTAGATCGTCATTGGATTACTGCCGCGTTTATGTGGCCTAAAGATAAAATGCCCAATCCCGTAGGTGCTCAAAGATTATTAGATCTAGGATGCCGTGTTAAGTATGAAAGGTCGTATTTACTTGAGCCACGCAAAATTCGTACACCTGACGATATTCGTCCGGGGACAAAGAAGGGCAAATTGGATCGTAAGCCTATTTGGATTGTTGAAATTCAAATGCCAAAGAAAGTAGCTTTTGACATGTATAAAGGTTATATGGACAAGATGAAGGGCGAAATTACTACAGATGAAGGTGCTCCTACTGCTGGTACACCTGCTCCGGGTGGGGCTCCTGCTCCGGCAGCGCCTCCTGCTCCGGCAGCACCGGCTGGGGCTCCACCAGCAGGGGCGGCTCCTACTGCACCAGTATAAGGATCAAGAATGATTAATGAAAGTTTACGTTCTGGAGATTTAAGACACTTTGTTAAAAAAGTGTTCGAAATTGATGGATTCAAAAGCAAAATTGGTGACGACCAAGATGTAGTTACACTAAGTTTTACAGTGGATTATGAAGATCCTGCTAAAGATTTAGAAAACTTTATTGAGATGGGTTACGACTTTGTATTAGATGCAGATTGTAGCCCTGGCGAAACCGACGATGGTAATTACAAAGTATTTGTTGAATTAGAACGTGGCAAACACGTTGCTAAACAAATTATAGAATTAGTTGACGGCATTTCAAAGTTAGCTGGTTTAGAATCTATGCGATTTAGGTATTTTAAGAATTTTAGAAGCCAAGAGGCTACTGAAGAAAACCTTGCGGCTTCTATTCCTGCAGACAAAGAATCTTATAAAATTGCAACAGAAAGAAACAAGTTAGATAATTTTCAAGAGTTTTTTATCAATAGCTATGCCGACGAGATTAAACTATTAGATGAATCAATTAGTTTTAAACGAATATATGGTGATAAAATAAAATTTGATATCATTACTAGTGGAACTCGTCAAGAAGTATATAACGCAGTAAAAGGCCCTATCATGTTAGAAAGCAAGGACATGGGCGAAGTTATGTTTTTGACTAAGTACATTGGTAACTACAATATTACTAAAATAGGTAATACATTTATATTTGAAAACCGCGGTTGGGCCGTGGCAATGGAGAGAAAATAATGAGCGGATTTGATTTCAATTTTACAATGGCAAAGTTTAAAGAATGTGTTGGCAATCCACCAAATGCTGAACATTGGTTTGAAGCACTATGCGAAGTATTGCCAGACTACGATATTAACTCAGTGCCACGTGTTGCGGCTTTCTTAGCACAAACAGCACACGAAAGTGGTGGTTACAGAGCAATTAAAGAAAACTTAAATTACAAAGCAGAAAGCCTAATGCGTGTATGGCCTCGGTATTTTCCTAATATGGAAATTGCTCGCGCATATGCACAGCAACCCGAAAAGATTGCTAATCGCGCATATGGCGGACGTATGGGCAATGGCCCAGAAGAGTCAGGCGATGGCTGGAAGTTCTGTGGACGTGGGCTTATTCAATTAACTGGCAAAGATAACTATTCACGCTATGCTGAAAGTTTAGAAATTAGTGTAGATGAAGCAAGCGAGAATCTAACAACATTTGAAGGTTGTGTACAAAGTGCCGCATGGTTCTGGGAAGCTAACAACTTAAATCAATGGGCAGACTCGGGCGATATGCTTACATTGACTAAACGTATTAACGGTGGTACATTAGGACTAGAAGATCGCGTTAAGCATTATAATCACGCTATCCAAGTTCTGCAAGGATAATTGTTATGGATCAGATTGCTTGGATGTTTAGTCTTTTGCCGGACGTAATTCTTAAAGCATTAATACACATTACTCTAGTAGCAGGTATTGTACTAAGTATTCTTGGAACATTTTCAAGCAAATTTCCGTTTGTTGGCGAATACGGAAGACTAGCTAAGTTAGTTGGTATTCCGTTGTTCCTAGTAGGTATATTCTTAGAAGGCGGACTTATCACAGAAATGAAGTGGCGGGCAAAAGCAGATGAGCTTCATGCTAAAGTAGCAGTTGCCGAGGCCAAGTCTAAAGAAACTAACATCGAAATACAAAAAGTGTATGTTGATCGTGTTAAAACAGTCACAGAAGTACAAGTTGTAATACAAGAACGTATTAAAGAAGTTGAAAAGAAAATAGATGTAGAATGTAAAGTTGCTCCAGAAGCAATTAGCATTCTTAACGATGCCGCTAAATTACGCAAAGGCCCTGTTAAAACTAGCCCTGTAACTGAGGAGGCTAAGAAATGAAACATTTAGTAGCGTTATTAGCAGTTTTATCTTTAATAGGATGTAGTGCTGTTCCAGTAGTTAGACATTTTCCAGACGTACCGTCTGAATTACAAGTTGCTTGTCCGGACTTAAAGGAAATCCAAGAAACTAATAAACTCAGCGAAGTTATTACTGTGGTTACAGTTAACTATAGTCAATATCACGAGTGTCGTATTAAAGTTGAAACTTGGATCGAGTGGTACAAAAGCCAAAAAGAGATATTTGACAGCGTGAAATAAATACTACTATATTGCTAGAAGGAGCGAACAATGGCATTAATAGATTCAGTATTAAATTTAGTAACTAAACAACCAAAAGATTTGGATGCGCCTAAGCCTCCAGTGGGATCACGTTCAGAGCGTGAAGCCAAACTAAAAGACAAAGCAGGTATGGTTATTAGCGTATTTGCCCTGTTACTAGCAGTCAACGCATGGTACGGCGGCAAATTAGGTAGCACAGTATTAAACAATACACTAGGTGCTAACAATACATGGGCACAGTATCAAGCCAAAGCAGGTCGTGGCGTTAGCTACGAGATTGCCGCAAAGACAACCGCCGATCCAAAAGTTAAAGCAGAGTTCTTGGCTGAAAAAGAACGTATGGATGCTGACAAGAAAGAAATTGCTGTTGCGGCAAAAACAATGGAACACGAGCGCGAGCTAGCTAAAAAATCTAGCCCATGGATCGGTTATGCTAGTACAGCATATCAGTTAGCTATCGTTGTTCTATCAGCAAGTATTCTAGCAGTTAGCATGGCCATGTTCTGGGGTAGTTTTGCTGTAGCAGGATTTGGTATACTATTAAGTTTAAACGGATTATTCCTTTGGATTTAAACAAATAAGACATTCAGGAGCGAACCATGTCAGAAGAAGTTAAAGCGTTAAGCGCAAGCGAACAAAAGAAAGAAGATTGGATGAACAGTAAGTGGCGTCCAATGATGGGTTGGATGTACATGGTTGTATGTACCTGCGACTTTGTTTTATTCCCAGTACTATGGGCATCATTACATGCAGTATTACATACAGCAAATATGGTACAATGGAATCCATTAACCCTACAAGGTGCAGGATTATTCCATATCGCAATGGGTGCAGTTCTTGGTATTGCGGCATTTGGTCGCACACAAGAAAAATTAAGCGGAGCAAATAATGGCGGAGCACAATTACCATCAAGCAACTTTACAGCACCTAGCGCACCTTCAGCAGGATTTGGTGCCGCACCTGGGGGCTTCGGTGCTACAGCACCAGCCTTTGGGGCACAACCCTTGGCAAGCGGAAGCGGCTTTGGAAGCACACCTTCAACGTCAGCACCAAGTACAAGTTTTGCACCAGCCCCGAGTTGGGGGACAACACCGGTAGCAACAACAGCAAGTGGTAAAAAAATTGTGCCGGACGAGTCACAGCCGGTTTTATAAGGAAAACAAAATGAAATTATTATTATCATTAATCGCAAGTTTAGCACTAGTTGGTACAGCATACGCCGGTGGTGAAACTAAAGAAGTTTGTAAAGATAAATTGGACAAAGCCGGAAAGGTTGTAAACGATAAAGCCGGTAAGCCAGTTCAAGTTTGCAAAAAAATCAAAGTTCACAAGAAAGTAGAAGGCGAAAAGGTTCCTGAACCAGCTAAGAAGAAATAAATTTTTTGAGCTTGACAGGTCCAATTAAATAGTGTAGTATACATTATTAATAGGACCTGTTTTTACGACCATGCAAGATTACTATCAAACACTAGGAGTTGGGCCAAATGCCAACTCAGAAGAAATTAAAAAAGCCTATCGACGATTGGCTAATCAGCACCATCCTGATAAAGGCGGAGATCAAGCTAAGTTTAAAGATATCAGTGTTGCATACGATACTTTAAGCAATGATCAAAAAAAACAAGAATACGATATGATGCGCCAAGGCGGTGGGCCACAGGTGAGATTTACCACGGGTGATTTTAATGATATTTTTGGAGGTGGCAATCCGTTTGGAGGTGGGCATCCGTTTCATGATATTTTTGGAAGACGTATGCAACGAAATCGAGACTTGAACATCCAGTGTTCAATTAGCTTACTTGATAGCTATATTGGTAAACAATTAGAAGCAAATTATAGATTACCAAGCGGGGGGAATCAAACAGTAGTAATTAATGTGCCGCCCGGAATACAACACGGTGAAACTATAAGATACGGTGGATTAGGTGATGACAGTATTCCTAATGCACCTCGAGGACATTTAAATGTAACCATTATAGTTGAACCACATCCTAATTTCCGTAGAGAAGGAGATGATCTTGTTACATCAGTATCTATCTCACCGATCGAAGCTATGATAGGATGTAAGCGAACTGTACATTCAATAACAGGTAAAGAACTGCCTATAGACATTAGACCAGGTGTTATGCATGATACAGAATTTGCTAGTACCGGACAGGGATTTTCTAATCCACATAGCGGACAAAAAGGAAGGTTTGTTACTCAAATTAAAATTGCAACTCCGGTTATAACAGACCCAACATTAATAGAAAAATTGAAACAACTTAATGATGAAATTAATTTACGAGCATGATCCGGTACTTAAAGAAAAAGCTGAGTCTTGGGATTTCAAAAATCATGTTAATGCCGCAGTAATAGAAAGTGAGATGCTAGAAACAATGAGATCATCTAACGGCATTGGGCTTGCGGCTAATCAAGTCGGTTTACTACGCAGAGTATTTGTTATGAAATTGCAAGACGGCCGTGAGATAGGATGTTTTAATCCGTGGATTATGTTCGGGAATAATGATAAAATAACAGGCGAAGAGGGCTGTTTGAGTTTTCCAAATCTTTGGCTTAAAGTCAAAAGAGATAATAAAATTACTGCCAGCTATCTTGACAATACAGGTAAACAGTGTATAATAGAACTTGAAGGCATTGATGCAAGATGCTTCCAACATGAACTAGATCATTTGGATGGCGTGACATTTACAGAATATGTAAGTGATTTAAAATTACAACTAGCACGGAAAAAACAAAGGAAATTAAATGGTTGAACCAAGTGATAACTTACAAGCAGTATTTGAAAAAGCAATTGAGACTGCAAAAAAACTTCATCACGAATATCTTACAATAGAACATTTATTGTTTGCTATGCTATTAGAAGATACATTTACAAATACTGTGCAAGGCTACGGATCTGATGTTATTGGTCTTAGAAAAAGCCTTGTAGATTATTTAGAAAATAAATGTGCCGAAATTACAATCACAGATGTTGTTGTAAAACCTAAAAAGACACAATCAGTAGAACGTGTACTTAATCGGGCATTTACACAAGTATTATTCAATGGGCGACAACGCATCGAACCTACAGATGTGTTTATTGCTATGATGGGTGAAAAGCGTTCGTGGGCACATTTTTATATTGCCCAAGCAAACATCGACAAAGATAAATTTGCTGACTACATTAACAATTCTGTTGAGCAAGAAGAAGATGTTGAGCAAGACCAAGGCAGTAACAAAGCGTTGGCACAATTTACTACTAATTTAAATGATTCAGTTAAGAAAAATAAAATCGATCCAGTTATCGGTCGCATTGACGAATTAGAAAACATTGCACTTGCAATGGGACGTAGAAGTAAAAACAACGTAATTCTAGTTGGAGATCCAGGTGTAGGTAAGACTGCTATAGCAGAAGGACTTGCTTATAATATTGTTAAGGGTGCTGTACCAGACTTTCTAAAAGACTATACAGTTTTTAACTTGGACATTAGTGCCATGCTTGCTGGTAGTAAGTATCGTGGAGACTTTGAAGAACGATTTAAAGCTGTCCTCAAGGGACTGGCTAAAAAAGGTAAGACTGTGCTGTTCATCGATGAGGCACACATGATCTCTGGCGCAGGATCTGCTAGCAACTCTGCTAACGATCTCGCTAACATGATGAAACCGGCTCTAAGCAAAGGCAACATTAAAGTTGTGGCCAGTACTACCTGGGAAGAATATCGCAAGCACTTTGAAAAGGATCGCGCATTGATGCGTCGATTCCAACGCATTACTGTTGACGAACCAACACAAGAAGTAACACTACAGATCCTTAAAGGTATTAAAAAATACTACGAAGAATTCCATAAAGTTAAAATTAAAGACGATGCACTGCAAGCGGCTATTAAATTGTCGGTGAAGTATCAAGCAGATAAGAAATTACCAGATAAGGCAATTGATTTAATTGATTTAGCTTGCTCACGGTTTAATCTAAAATTATCAGATGACCGCATTGTTACTGAAGCAGAAATCACACACGAACTTAGTCGGGTAGTACAAATGCCTGAGGAAGTTGTTGCTGAAACAGAAAGTGATAATCTTGCTACATTGCAGTCCAAACTACAAGAGGAAGTGTACGGACAAGACTTTGCTCTTACAGAAGTTGTTGATAAGATTATGATAGCGCAAGCTGGCCTTAAATCAGAAAACAAACCTGTTGGTAGTTTTGTATTCATGGGGCCTACAGGTACAGGTAAAACTGAAACAGCTAAGGCACTAGCTAAACATTTGGGTACTAAGTTACTGCGTTTTGATATGAGTGAATATCAAGAAAAGCATAGCATTAGCAAGTTAATTGGTAGCCCGCCAGGTTATGTTGGCTTCGAAGAAGATGCTGGCCAATTGATTACACAAATTCAAGAAGCACCTAATGCTGTATTATTACTAGACGAAATTGAAAAGTCGCATCCTGATGTCATAACAGTGTTGCTACAGATAATGGATAACGGTTTTATTACTGGTAGTAATGGTAAACGTGCAGACTGTCGTAATTTAATTCTTATCTTAACTACTAATGCCGGAGCACAATCAGCAGAAAAGAATAATATTGGGTTTGGTAATCAAGAAAAAGACTATAGTGATATTGATTTAAAGAAATTTTTAACACCCGAGTTCCGTAATCGTTTAGACGGTATCATTACATTCAAGAAACTTGCTAAAGAAACAATGGTTAAAATTGTTAACAAGTTTCTTGATCAATTACGAGATCAAATCAAAGACAAAGCTATCCGTATTAAAATTGACAAAGAAGCTACTAACTGGCTTGTTGATAACGGGTTTGATAGTAAAATGGGTGCTCGTCCATTACAACGAATCATCGATAAAGAAATTAAACAAGACCTTGCTAAGATGATGTTATTTGGTGATTTAAAAGGTGGTGGTTGGCTTACTATTACAGTGTCTAACAGCAAGATACACCTCGTAGCTAAATCAAAGTTACAAAAAGTTCCGTTGTTAACTTCGGAACTACTACTAGACAATGTTAATCAAAACAACTAAAAGTCTTTTTAGAGGAGCATATCAGTACAAGGCAGTGCTGGTATGCTCGGGTGCCCACTGGTTTAGAAGTGGGGACATGGATTCTACAATTGAAAACTTAAAGAAAGTTGATTTATCTATAAATGACTCTCGAAGTTCGTGGAGGCCTCTTATTAAAAACAAAGAAGAGTTGGACTATGCTATTAAACTAGCAAAACAGATAAAAAAAATAATAAGTGATATAAGAGTAGAAAGTCCATATATTTCAATTTATAGTAATAGCAAATCTGACATTGATTCGCTAATTAAATTAGATATTAATAGGGTAAAATATATCAGTGTTCCCCCAACTAATAAGGTGTTAGTTGAAAATACTATACTAATGCCTAAAATTAACTTTGATTACAGAGTAACATTAGGTAAAACTACCTATAAACATGATGCATTTATCAGTTGGGCCGATGGAAATAGTAAATTAAAGCTCACTAAAAGTTGCAAACGAGACCTTAATAAAGATCGCAGTTGGGGCGGTACGTACTTCTATATTACCGGCAATAACATGTTACTCATGGCAAAAATGCACTTAGGCGGCTCTATTAACAAGGTAGAACGCATAATCAAAGCGTAATCTTAAAATACCGTTTGCGATAAATACACTATCCGCACAGCTTAGTGCGATTATACAGAACGGGATTAAAAAATGCGTATCAGAGAACTGCTAGAAGGCACAAAGTTTAAACACGATGACTTCGTTGAACATGACGGAGACGATACTAAGTTAGCCTACGATTTAGTTGAAGATCTTACATTTTTTATGCACAACAATGATAATGTATATCGTCGTCATTTATATCCAAAAATTGCCAAATGTATTGAAGTTGCTAAATCTAAGGGTAATATTAATCCAATGATGTTTAAAGATGCGGCCACAGAAGGATACAAAGAATATATTAAAGAATATCCAGTTAGCTTGCTACCAGAAGAGTTAGACGATAAAACTTGTAAAAAAGTATGCGAAAAAATATATGATGAATTTAAAAATCATCATAAAGAAGGCAAGTACAAGGATTAATTGTGCTACTAAGAGAATTATTTTATGCTGAATCAAAAGATTCTTCCAACGACGATAGTATGGAGAAATACGGACGGGCGTTTAATCACCCTGAACACTTGGTATTTTTTAAAGGTAGTGCAGGTACTTTAGAAGCGTTAAGCCATTTTAAAGAAATGGCAGAAGAAAAAGAAGGTGGAACTACTGTACGTAGAAAATGGGATGGCAATCCTCAAGTCTATTGGGGCCGTGAACAGAAAAACGGACCGCTAATTTTAGCAGGACACAATCAATGGAGCAGGGGTGTTAAGGGTAATAGTCCCCAAGAAGTCTATGACTTTATTGCTAACCAAAGCGGCAAGGCATCTACTCCAGAGCAAATAAAAGAACGTCAAGCATTTGCTACAAATTTTGCAAATCTATACCCACTGTTTGATGCCGCAACTCCAAAAGACTTTGTTGGATTTGTATACGCTGATAATTTATTTGGTGTTGATCCAGGAAACCCTAAACAGTTAGAAAAACCAACAAAAGATTATCCGGCAGGTATCTGGACATTTGCCCCTAATCCCAAAAGTAAAACAGCATATCACGTAGATGCCGCCAGTGAGTTAGGTAAACGCATTGGGCAAGCACAAGTTATGGTTGTTGGCCACGCAACGTTTCCGACCTTTGGTGCAGGAGATAGAGAACAGCAACCAATGGATGACTTTAGTACATTTAACCAAACATCTGGATTAATTGTCCAGGGCCCTATATACACAGATACTGCTCCAGACTTTGATTCGTCGGCAATTGACGGAATGATCGAATATGTTGAGCAACATGGTGCTGTTATTGACGGGTTCATAGAAAGTTTACCAGATCCTGATAAAAACGGAATACTATATCCATTCTTTAATCAAATGAGTAATTTACATGCAGGTGGAAAGCAGGACTTTGGAAGTATTTCTGGGGCAACATTTACCAACTGGATGACACAAAAAGGTGTTAGTCAAAAGAAACAACAACATATTATTGAAATGATACAAGCGCACCCTGGCGGATTAGATGGTATATTACATTTAATTAAAGGTATACGCAACATGAAAGATGATGTAGATGCCGCAATCAAACAACAACCTAAAAAAGAAATATGGGACAGCAACGGTGAAGGACACGTTCGCTATGCTCAAAAACAACATAAATACGGGAACATTAAAATTGTTCCAACAAGTTGGGCACCAGGGGCATTAACAGTATGAGATTAAGAGAACTATTTGAAAATATTTACGAAGCTGATGATGCTCCCGCAGAATTTGACGGTAATTTAAAAGTAATCGGCGTATGTTTTGGTCGCTTTAATCCACCGCATAAAGGCCATAAAGCAGTATGGCAGTCGGCTGCTAGCAATCCTATCTGGTATGTTGGTACAAATAAAAGTACAAGCGGGCCTAAAGATCCACTACCATACGATGTCAAATTACAATGCATGGCCGCCGTGTGGCCAAAAGTTGCAGGACATGTGATTGCCGAACAGAGTTTATTAACACTTGCATCAAAAATCTATCAAGAACATGGCGGCAACGTACATTTAAAAGTATATACGGATGAGCAGTGGTTATACAAAACACTAGAACAGTATAATGGTGCTAGTGATAAGCCGCATGGTATGTACAAATTTAATCAAATTGATTGGGTTAAGACAGAACGATTAGCAAGTGCTACAAATTTACGGGCCGCAGTAAGAGCAGGTGACCAAGATGCGTTTTACAAAGACGCTGGTGTTTCTCCTAATGCATTAATTACAGTTGGAAAGAAAGACTATCCTATGTTTGAAGTAGTTGCACATTTCCTTAATAAGTATCCAGAGAAAGCGGCAGTTGCAGAAGCTCGCACTGGTGGTATGAAAAATATTGATAAAACTCAAAAAGTAGCAATGAAAAATGCTACAACAATTCCAGCTATGAATCAAAGTACAGGTAGTGCTTACATGGGTTGGCGTATGGGCATTGCATTAGCAGGTGCGCCAGACTACCCTACTAAAATGGAAGCCGACAACTGGATTGGTGGAGATCCGTTGCTTTCGCCATACACCGACGAAGAAATGGAAATGGTTAAGGCTGCTAGCCTAGCAGTTGGAGGTGGTAAGATTCAAAACTGGTCAGGTAAACGTAGTCAAGAACTTCCCGATACTAATAAGGCCAGTACAGTAGCAAAGCCTAAAAAGAACAAATACGGTGTATAAGAATGGAAAATAACAAATATCATTTAGCATTAAAAACAGCGTTTGCAAGCGAATACGCATTTGCTATCAAAGCTCAAAACTTTCATTGGAATGTGGAAGGCGCTAGTTTTCCACAACTACATGAATTGTTTGATAAAATTTATACCGAAGTGTACGGAAGCATTGATACATTTGCTGAACAATTACGTGCATTAGAATTGTACACACCTGCTAGTTTACAAAAATTTAGTATGCTATCTGTTGTTGAAGATGAAAACGATATCCTTCAAGAGCGTACTATGGTTGAAGAGCTATATCAAGATAGTGAAAAAATGGCTAACATTTTCCGTATTACGTTTGATATGGCGGAAGATGCAGGTGATCATGGACTAAGTAACTTCTTAGCTGATCGTCAAGATGCACACAAAAAACACAGTTGGATGTTAAGGTCTACATTAAAATGAAACAATACAGGATTACTAGCAATGACTTAAATCAAACTTCTGATGAAGATTGTTATCTTGCACCTGATGATCCTATACACGAATTAAAAGCATTAGCTGGGCTAGGCGGATTGGGCGGAGAGGCTAGACTGCACGAGTACAAAGCAAGTCAATTAAGTTACGGTGAAACATTTGGCCAAGCTGGAATGGAAAAAAGCCAAATAATGAAAGAAAAAAACATACGCCCAGGCGATGCAGAATGGTTTAAATTATGGTTCAGTAGACCTTACTGGACTGGCGAAAAACAAACGGGAAAATAAGATGAGAGTTACAGAAATTTTATCGGAAATGCGAGGTCGTAGAGATTCATACCAACGTGATTATGATTCAAGTATAAGCGGCTTTGGACGTAAAGATAGTTTAGCATATCAGCAAGACGGTGGTGCTAACGATGAAGGTTGGGATCGTGAAGAACCTAGCAGAGATACTCCGCACGATGTACACATCGACGGCCGCAAGTGGAAAACATTTGGTTCGCATAGCCATGCCAGCAATGTTGCCCGCAAGTTAGCATCCAATGGTAAGAACGCTACAGTACATAGATCGCTAGAAGAAACAGCTACAGCCGGTGCTACAAGCGCCGCTAATATTGGAACAGTAGATGCTCCGCATATTAGCCCGGGTAAAGCACGTGGTAAAAAGAGTTACATTGGAAGTCCAGGACATAGCGGTACAAAAGCACCGCCACAACCTAAAGTTGTACAACGTAAAACAAAATCAGGAACCGCAGTCAACGGTTTAGACATCAAGGGCGCAAGTTTGTTTGGCGGTCCGCCGCAAAAACGCTAAATATATAAAGATAACGGAGTTACATACCATGCCAGAATTAGACGCAATGAATCCAGAAATGCCACAAGGTGGCAACAATTTACCACCTGTAGACCACGAACAAGAAGGTGCGATGGCTAAAGCTGACTTGCATAAGTTAGCAAATTATAGTTTTAAACTATTCAAGAAACTAGGTGATGATGATCAATTAGAAGCTTGGGTACAGGCTAAGATTACTAAAGCCGCTGACTATATTGCCAGTGTGTATCACTATTTAGAATATGAAATGGAATTTAGTGAATACGGTCACCATTTAGATAATAGTGATACACTAAGCGAAGGACAAAAGCGAGTTCTAAAGAATAAGCTAATGGAAGCTAAAGAAAAGATCAAAGCCTTAAAAGTTAAGCAGGCTGAAAAAGCCAAAGATAAAGTTGAAGAAGGTATCCTAAGTGGTGGCGAAGAAACTTGTACTGAGTGTGGCGGATCTGGCAAGATTTATAGAGAAGCAACCCCAGTTCCTGATCACGTTAAAACTAAAGTTGAAAAATACAAGCGTTTAACTAAAGCTACCCACGCGGCCCACAAGCGTTTAGACAGAAATGGTAATGGTATTCCTGATCATTTAGAAGGCGACAAAGAAATTGACGAAGAATTTACAGACAAGTCAAAGACTGGCGACACATTTAAAACTCGTACAGGTGTAGCAACCAAAACTGACACTGGTATGAAACATACAAATACAAGTTATGCAGACGACGGAGAAGCTGAACAAAAATCTGGTAAAGGTGTTAGAAGCCATGCTAAATCACAGTCAGCCGCTGAGAAGAAAGAAAAAGCTCCGGCACAAAAGCAAAGTCCAAAGAGTGCCAAGACATGGGGCATGAAAGACAGCGAGAAGTTTGACAATCGTGATAAAGAAGTTGACGAAACTGTAGGTTCAGGTGGAATTTATGGCCAAGGCGTTTATGAAGGTAAGGGCAAGAAGCCGGACTTCTTAGACATGGACAAAGACGGCGACAAGAAAGAGCCAATGAAGAAAGCTGTTGCTGATAAAAAAGCAGGTCCAAAGAAAGGTGTAAATCCTTTTGCTAAGAAAGTTGACGAAGCTCTTAAAGGTAAACAAAAGAATTTAGATGTCGATGATGATGGCGATATCGAAGCTGATGACCTAGCAGACCTACGTGCTGGCAAAAAAGAAAAGAAAGTTAGCGAAGCCGCAAAGCAGACTATGAGTCGTGCGGCCAAAGGTCATGAAAAGTATGGCAAGGAAGGCATGGCGGCATTGGCCAAAGCTGGTAAAGAAGGTAAAGACTTAGACAAGGTACGCGACAAGTATGACAAATACAATGAGTCAGTTGAAGTAGTTGCACCGCAATTAAACGAATCAGTTGAACTAACACGTATTAAGTTTTTAAGCGGTCTCTAATATGGACATGAAGCGTATACTACAGGCGATGGATGGAGTTGCTACTAAACCTGTAGTAGGCGCTAATGACATGGCCAAATTTATTCGTGTTGTAAGCGAATCTAATAATACGCCAGCTATTCTTGAAGAAGGCACAAATCACCATAAAGTTGCATTGCCGGTACAAATGGCCATGCAACATTACCAACAACCTACTCCCGTTATTGAATCAAAGCCATCTTTGTTAAAACAATATTTTGCAGAAGCTGAAGAAGAGATATCTACACAACTTGCAGAAGAAGAGGCAGACCGTAAATTACGCATTAACATGTATGCACACAAAATTGCAAACCGTGTTTTAATGAAAGAATCAAAAAATCGTTGCTCACAGTGTGGTATGACTAATTGCACTTGTCCAGCTGGCAAATGTAAATGCAAGCCTATTGCAGGATGGGTGCCTGGTAAAGGTTTTAAAAAGGCTATATCTGAATCTCCTATAGAGATGACCAACGATCCTAATGACCCACATATATACGGACACGAAAAAGCTAACCCTATGAGCCTTAAAGGCCGAATCATGTCGGCTAGAGCACAGTTAAAAGAACTAGCACAACTAGCAGAACGTGATGATTTGCTAGCATGGGAAGAAATTTGTAAGAAATCCAAAGGCGGCATGTT